CCACCGGCAGGAGCGTAAGAGAGCCGCAAATTCGGGGTTTCTGTAGAAAAATCCGGGGTTTGCGGCTTATTTTGTCGGTGGAAATTTTAGTAAAGCTAGTTTCTTTTTAACGTTTTTAAAATCATTTCTTGTCATGAATCTTGTCATGAATTTTGAGAAAAAATTACCGCTTCAAGTCGTTCGGCGGCTTCTTTTTGCTCTTGCCTATTCTTGTCCTCCATGGCGTGCCGATATACATTTTTCATTACATAGTCCGTTTCCCATCCGCCCATCTTCATAATATTTGCCTCCGGTATGTTCATGGCACTCATTTTTGAGGCAAAGTAGTGGCGTAGTTTATGCATAGGAAAGCGCGGAATTCCCAAAGAATCTTCGAGGGCTTCTAAATATCTTGTGATGGAGTTTGGATGCCCTTTATACACATAGCCGTTGTCCCGAATCTTATCCGCAATCTTCATCGGAATGATGACTTCTCTTGTACTTGATGTAGTCTTTGTCGATTTTTCCACCCACTCCCTTTTTTCATTCAATACCTTCGCTTTGTTAATGTATACAATGTTCTCCATGATATCTTCCGGCTTGAGCGCGCAGATTTCCGAACGGCGTAACCCATAGCAAGCCAATACAAGGGGAATTTCATATTCCGTTCCCTTTGCGTGTTCCAATATCCGCCTTACGTCTTCATCGGAAGGGATATACGGCTCATTTTTAATCTTTTGTGGCAGGGTGGTGGAAATCTTCAGGTTCGGGCAAAATGTCCCCAAAACAGCCGAAATAAAGCCGTGGTAGTTGCGCACCGTCTTCGGGCTATGTTCCTTTGCCAGACGGTTAATTTCTGTTTGAATGTCAATGGCAGTAATGTCATGCACGTTGTTTTCCTGAAATTTCTCGGATACCATTCGGAGGGCGCTGATATATCCACGGATGGTAGTAGGGGAGAGTACATTTCGTTTGGATTCTATATATTCTTCTGCCGCGATCCGAAAGGTCATACTTTCATGCTTTCCTTGCACCTTATCTAGTTCTGCTGCCATTGCTTGCATTGCCTCTTTCTGCGTAGGCTTGTAATCAAAGATAACCGCGTATGTTTTTCCTTTGTAAGTTTTCCGTATCCGGTAAGAGCCGGATGGAAGTTTTTCAATCTTCATACTATCATCCTCCTTAAAAATGAGTATAAAAATAACAGCTAGCGAAAAAAACGCTTGCAAGCTGTGTCAGAAGATGATACAATACTTTTGGAGTTTTGGTATCATCTTCTGGTATCTATTTAAAGCCGTTCGGTGCTGGTAACACCGGGCGGTTTTTGCTATTGAAATTATATTAAGCTTTATCTCATTTATTGTACCAATACAATGGATTAAATATGAATCACTTATGTAATTTAAAAAGTATTCAATTTTTAAATAATTGATTTTTGGTGTTGGATTACATTTTCTTTGGTTATTTGCTTTGACACTGTAGTCCACTATAAATTTTTTATTTTCCAGTTATCATTTCCTGATTATCAAATATAAAAGACTGTATGGTATCATCATCTGTATTGATGATAAATTGAAATGTACTTCTTATTTCCGCACCAAAACCATTTTGTGCGTCTACATAACCTTGTACTGTAACAATATTTTTTTCTTTTTGAAAACCCCAGTTTAGAATACTTGGGAATTTAGCAGTAGAAGGGGATTTTAATATGCTTTTTACTTTTTCTTGACATTTGATCATCAAATCAGATGCTTCTTTTGTAGTGAAAGTGTAATTTTGTATTGTTGCAGTCACAGTATTGTCAATATATAAATCATAAACACTATATTTTAGAGAATAAACACTTTTATCTTTATTTAAATATAAAATAATGTTTTTAACATCATTATTGATTGCTAATCGGTATCCTGTTTCTCCGTCAGAATGTATTCCATCTAAAAGTTCATCATGTTCAAAAGATTTCAGTTTTTCAATTCCGCATTCCCTTAAAATGGAATCTATCTTTTTTCCTTCTTCAGGAGAAACATCAATGAATTTTGCAGATATTCTAGAGGAATCATATTTATCGGGATTTTTCATTATGTTTAATACCCCAACAGTCAAACCTATTCCAAATAAAATAAATATAACAAGCACAGGAATAAGACAACCATGTTTTTTATTTCTTTGTTTAGAGGTTTTCTGAAGATTTTGGATTGGTAAGTTATTGTGAAGCACAGGGCATCCACAATTAGGGCAAGTAGTTGCTTTATCGCTGATTTCTTTTCCACATTCTGAGCATTTGATAAGTGCCATGATATTTCCTTCTTTCTTTGTTGTATTTTATCATTTTTTAAACGTCTTAGCGATTTAATTATGATAAATCAGATTATTATTTACACTTTTTATTAAAGTTTAACATATCCACGAATAAATATATTTTCTCAATTCTTCTGGTGAAAATGTTGTATAGTCTTTATAATATGGCTGTATTTTTGGCATTAACTCCATTACGAAAATATCTGCTTCGTATTCTTCATATGAAAAATTTGTATCCTCTTCAAACATATTTATATCATTCTCTGAGTGTAGTAGTATATGTCCCAACTCGTGTGCTGCAATAATTCGAACAGATAAGTCATCGTGCCTATATTTTTTGTTAATATATACCCATGGCTCTCCTTTTTGGTTCATATGTGTAAAACCATTTAATCCACCTTCCAAGTCTATAATTGAGCAAGGTACCTCTAGTTTATTTAGTATTTTTAAAGGGTTTCTAGTTGCGAAACAATTAAAACATTTTTCAGCAGCCCTTTTAATTTTTCGGTATCTTTTTTGATCAATCAACTACGTCCCCCCCATTTCTAATACCTATTTTTGGCTGTTTTTATATATGATATTTGCAATTTTTATCTTGTCATTTTTTGAAATATTTCCATCCTTTTCTTTAAATGCTGCTAGTATTCTTTGAGAAGAAAGATATTTTTCGGCTTCATTCTCATCTGTGAAGTAAGGGTAAATCTCTTCAGAAATTTCTTCTTTTTTTCTTTTCAGAATATAATCCGGAACGTATGTTAGTTCTTTAACTCTTTCTGTGGCAATTTGTTTTCCTGTATCATTGAGAAGATTATAATATTTCATAAGCAAAGGAAAATCTGAAGATTCTGGATCGTCCTCCCATCCCATCAAAAATTTTTCGGATGTGTGCAGAAATTTTGCAATATCTGAAAGAAGATTTGCGGGAATCTTTTCAATGGCTCCATTCTCGTATCTAAATATAGTAGATCTTGATACCCCTAAATATTCTGCTAGTACGTCTGCATTTATCCCTAGTTGTTTTCGTCTTTCTTGTATTCTTTTTCCAGTAATGGACATATAGGCACCTCCTCTGTAGATAAAAGATAACATACTCGATGCAAAATTGCAACATTTTTTTTGCAGAAACGCGATTTTTTATATTGACATACGAACTATTTTGATGTATCATACAATTATGAAGTAGCAAAAACGCAATTTATAAGGAGGGGAAAAGATTTGGTTGCAAATGTGCAAAGACTTAAAGAGAAAATTGTAGAAAAATCTAACACGCAGGAATGCGTTGCTCGTGCGATGGGAATAGATCGTGCAACTTTTTATCGAAAAATGAAAAATGGCGGTAATGGATTTACTGTAGGAGATATTCATAAAATGATTAGGTGTATTCCTCTTACAAAGGAGGAAGCAATTGATATATTTTTTGACTAAAAGTCGCAATAATGCAACTATAAAAGAAAGAACATTGCCTTTGAAGGTGAAATAAATTTAACCAATAGTCAACCATTGATAAAGAGTGTGAGCAAAGAGCAAAGTTTTCAGGTGATTTGCAGATTAGAAAAAATGTTTTAGAAAAGTTTTTAGTATACGAAAAGTAGCAGTATGTGCTTGAGATAATAAAAGAGCTATAGAAATAAGGTGGGGTGACATTTCCCACATCTCCAACAAGGGTGACGGCTGCCTGTTCCGTCCTCAAATCTCTATAACTCATTTACTAATGTATTTGTAACATAGTTATATCAACTTTTTCATTTGTTTACCTCCGGGTTGTCCGTCCTGCCGAGTAGATAGTCCACAGAGCAGTCAAGGTAGTCAGCGATACGGGCAAGGTTATTTGCTTGTAACCAAGATCCACGAGAAAGCATGGAAGACAAAGCATTTTTATTTAACTCGCATTCGTCTAGCATATTTTTTATCAAAATATTTTTGAATTTTGCTTGTTCTTTTATTCTTTCGGCAACTTGTTGTGCATTATACATAATAATAGCCTCCTTTTTTGTGCAACATCACGAATCCAACAAAAGTTGGAATAAAAGCTTTACAATCCAACAATTGTAGGATATAATATTAACCAAGTTAAGAGATTAACTTAACTATACCAAATCAGGAGGTAAAAAGCAATGAGCAAACGAAAAAAGAAAAACGGTCGCAAGACCATCTCCACCGAAAAGATTCTTCTTGCAACCGTTCTTATCCAGCTCATTCAGGCAGTTGTTGAATTGATTACTGCACTGCTTGAGTAGCGGGAGGGGCGAAAGCCCCTTCCAAAGAACAGGATAACGTTTCCTAAGCCCATTGTCAATATAAAAATTAAGAAAAAGGAGGAGGAAAGATGGGAACACTTAGCATTTTGGTGGATATCCTGACCATTGTCGTGGATCTTGTGCTGCTTGTATTCATTGTAAGGAGGCGGAAGAAATGAGCGTAGGAGAGAATATTCGCCGTATTCGTGAGAACAAGAGTTTGACACAGGCGTATGTTGCGGAGCAGGTGGGAATTTCAGCGGCGATGCTTTGCCAGATTGAGCGCGGGACAAAGAACCCGTCCCTGCAAGTAGGGAAAGAGATCGCGGATGTATTAGGGTGTGAGTTGGGAAGTTTGCTGGAAGCGGATGTGCGCCCGGTATAGAAGTGAACTATGGAGTGGAAAGGGGGTGAAGAAGATATTCATCTCAAGAAAACGTTGGGAAGCACTGGAAAGAAGAGTGACTGACCTTGAAAGGGAAGTTCAAGATCAGCCGGAAGAGATAATGAAAGAAATATACCAACAGTGGATGAGCCAGATGACGAAATCTAATCGTCCTTATCGTCAGGACAGAAACCAATGTAGCGAAAAGTTTTGCGCGGAAAAAGATTTTCTATTAGCAGCAGAGCAAAATTTAACGAAAGATGAAAGGGGGTGAATATTTTGAAGTTGAGGGCAAAAAGGGTTGTTATGGAGCAGGTACTAAAAAATCTGTTTTCTACACAGGAGAGGGCAGCAGAAATAGGAGATGTGAAAGGAGTAATCCTGACTTCCAAGTATTTATTGTATCTTGCCAATAAGTTCGGCGATGAAATGATAGATTTCGATGCGGAAAGCAATCAAGCGAAGTGAAAAAATGACAAGTGACAAGATAAAAAGGGGGTGAAAATAAGATGGAGCAGCCAAGAGAAGAAATGCACGAGAAGATCATGAAAGCCAGTGATCGAAAAATACTCCGCAGGCAGATAGAGCTGCTTGCAGAGTATTCTAGGACTTGCGGTACCGAACGGATACCAGAGGCAAGTCAAGCGATGGTTTGCGTACATAAAGAATTAGTCAAAACTAAATACCTTTTCTTTGTGCGCGTCCAGATAGCGTTCTTCGCATTCCTTTACTTCTTTAAGCGTTTTGTGGTAAAGCGCGTAAAGTTCATCAAGGGATAGGCGGCTAGTATCTTGGTTATGAAGATACAACATTGTAACGTTTTCTGCATGATTGCTCATGATAACCCCTTCCTTTCTATGTACTCGGCTTGGCAGAGCCTGTGGGTATATTGTAACAAGAGAGGCAGGGCATTACAAGAGATAGTGGAATATACACACTTCAAAGTGAAGTGAAATGCACCAAAGAAAAGGACTTAAATATTTGTAAAAATCACATAAATCAATAGAAAGGGGGCGGTAAAATTGCCGAGAGTAGCATTGACCGCAGCACAGCGGCGCGACTATAAACTTCGGGACTTTAAGGGCTGGGTGACTAAGCAAATGAAGCTTAACGGAAAAAGGCAAGCGGACGTAGCGGCAGTCCTTGGAATTTCTACATCTCGCGTATCGCAGATGCTGAAAATCCCGAAAGGGAAGGGAGATAGGACAGATCCCGATCCGTTTAGCTATGGTCAAGTCTTGGTTTTGTGCGAGTTCTTTGGGGTGGATGGCGAAGAACGGCAGCAACTATTGACGCTTTAGAGCGTGCCATCAGAAGGAGGTTTGATAGTAAGAATGAATAATAAGAAATTTGAGTTAGTGAAATCGATGAATACCATTGTGACTGCTAATTCCAATTTTTTAGAGCAGATGGCGAAGAATAGGACGCAAATAAAAATAAGGAGGAAAACTATGGGAATCGCATGGGAGTTAATGGAATTTGGATATGATTCTTTCGCGGACATTGCAGACCCGCAAGCACTTGTCCAAAAAGAATCCATGGACAAACTATCTCTTGAATTTTGCGAAAAGCTGTATATCGTCAATGGTTTTATCACAGAGATTATTGCAGGACATATCACAAGAATTGGGAGAGAAACCGATCTGGCAAGAATTCCTCCCGAAAGAGGGAAAACGAGCATCCTTACCAAGCAGCGAACTTTACAAAAGTAAAATGGCCGGAAAGGAAAGCGCATCCAATCCGGCCGCCAAGCAAAAAAACTATAACTATATTATAGTACAGTGATTGCAAAGAGTCAATAGAAAAAAGGAGAAAGAAGAATGGAGTCAAAATGGAAAGTGAGCAGTCAGTACATTGACGGCGAAAAGATGTACATCGCATTGCGAGTGCTTGACACTTCACAGCCGCAGCACGGGGGCAACGTGGAAACCAAAGGGAAATACAGCACTGACCGGGATGCAGTGCAGGATTTGGTAGATCAATTGAATGGAGGGACAAAAAATGAGCATTAAGATCCATAAGCTTGAGATTGAGAATGTCAAGCGAATCAAGGCAGTGAAATTGGAGCCAACGCGCTCTGGTCTGACCATTATCGGAGGAAACAACGGTCAGGGGAAAACCAGCGTGCTTGACAGCATTGCCTGGGCATTGGGCGGGGAGAAATACCGCCCAAGCAGGGCGCAGCGTCAGGATTCGGTGATTCCACCTAACTTGCATATTGTGATGAGCAATGGTTTGGTGGTGGAGCGAAAGGGCAAAAACAGTAGCCTTACTGTAACCGATCCGCAGGGAAATAAGGCGGGGCAGCAGCTTTTAAATACTTTTGTGGAGCAGTTGGCACTTGACTTACCACGTTTTCTTTCTGCTACACCAAAGGACAAAGCGGACACGCTCTTAAAGATTATCGGGGTGGGAACACAGCTTGCCGAGTTAGAACATAAGGAAAAAGAAATTTATAGCGAGCGCACGACCATCGGGCGAATTGCTGATCAGAAACAAAAATATGCTAAAGAGCAGCCATATTATCCAGATATGCCGGAAATGCCCGTAAGTGCTGCGGAACTGATTCGACAGCAGCAAGAAATCTTGGCAAAGAATGGCGAGAACCAGCGAAAACGTGAAAACTTATCTGCATTAAAGAGAAATGCCGCTCTATTACAGCTTCAGGTAGAAGAGCAGGAAAAACGCTTGAAGGAGCTGAAGGAGAAACAGGAGCAAATTACCGCAGATATCCGGATTGCAGAAACCGATGTGCTTGACTTGCAGGATCAGTCAACGGAGGAATTGGAGCGCAACATTGAGCAGATTGACCAGATTAACCGCAAGGTACGCGCAAATCTGGATAAGGATAAGGCGGAGGAAGACGCAAAGACTTATGCGACACAGTATGAACTTCTTACCGCAAAGCTTGAAGAAATCCGGTTACAAAAGCAATCGCTATTAGATTCGGCGGATCTTCCTTATCCGGGGCTTTCGGTGGAGAATGGAGAACTGCTTTACCAGGGGAACCGCTGGGACTGCATGAGCGGAGCCGAACAGTTAAAGGTAGCGACCGCCATTGTGCGCAGATTAAAGCCAGAATGCGGGTTTGTTCTTTTAGATCGGTTGGAACAGATGGATATGAACACTCTGGAAGAATTCGGTCACTGGCTAGAGCAGGAGAATTTACAGGCAATTGCCACCAGAGTTTCCACGGGCGGGGAGTGCAAGATTATTATTGAAGATGGCTATGCCGTGGAGCAGCAAGAGCAGCCAGAAACAGAAAGTGAAGCTCCGGTTGTTCCGGTTGCGGCCAGATGGAAGGAGGGCGAATTTTAATGACGATTACCAGAGGAAAGCGACAGGAAGCACAGAAAATCGTGCTGTATGGTCCGGAAGGGATTGGGAAAAGCACGTTTGCCGCACAGTTTCCGGAACCGTTATTTATTGACACGGAGGGAAGCACATCAAATATGGATGTGATGCGCTTGGATTCACCGAGTAGTTTTACCATGCTTTTGGAGGAGATCCGGTATGTGAAAGAGCATCCGGAAGTTTGCAAGACGTTGGTCATTGATACATCGGACTGGGCGGAACAGCTTTGCATTGCAGAATTTTGTGCGAAAAAGCAGATTTCCGGCATTGAAGAGATTGGATATGGCAAGGGCTATGTCTATGTGGCAGAAGATTTTGGCCGGATGTTAAACCTGTTAGAGGAAACAAAGAAGCGCGGAATTCATATCGTAATCACTGCTCATGCACAGATGAGAAAAATTGAACAACCGGATGAAATGGGAGCATATGATCATTGGGAACTGAAGTTACAGAAAAAGAATGCGCCATTGTTAAAAGAATGGGCGGATATGGTATTGTTTGCCAACTACAAAACCATTGTCGTCAACGTGGACAACCAGGGCGCAGCAAAGGGAAAGAATAAGGCGCAGGGAGGAAAGCGCGTGATGTATACGGAGCATCATCCATGCTGGGACGCAAAAAATCGGCATGGACTGCCATCGGAACTTCCCTTTACCTTTTCTTCCATTGCGCACTGCATTCCGGAAATGATGGGAGGAGTACCAAAAGCTACCCCGCCAACCCCGGAGAAACCAAAGCAGCCAGAGGGAAACAATCCTGCCGAGCGTGCGGGGGATAAGGAACTGCATCCCTCCCCTGAAGTGGCAGACCGAGGAAGAAAAGCTGTGCCAAATGAGGGAAAAGCTTCGCCGGAGAATTCGAAGGCAGCGCAGGAAATTCCAAAGAAGTTACTGGATTTGATGAATTCTTATCACGTTGTGATTGAAGATGTGACAGGAGCAGTGGAAAAGCGCGGCTATTATCCAAAGGGAACACCGATTAAAAACTACGACCCCGCATTTGTTGAGGGGGTATTGGTTGCCGCGTGGCCAAAGGTTTATGAGATGATTAAAGAGAATAAGCGGGCAGCGGGGGAGTTTATTACCCTCCCGGAGGGAGCAGAGGACGAGCTACCGTTTGATTAAATTGTCGCCGCATATGCGGCAGAAATGGAGCGAAGATGAAAGAAATCATAGAAAGAGAGTTTGACTGGGATGACCAGATTGAAAACGATGGTGCGGAGTTTGTGATTCTGCCAGAAGGCGATTATGCATTCGAAGTAGTGTCCATGGAACGGGGACGACATAGTGGCAGCGATAAGCTACCACCGTGCAACAAAGCAACACTATCGATTCGGCTGATGTCAGAAGATGGAGAAGAAACAACCGTAAAGCACAACCTGTTTTTGCACAGCAAATGCGAGGGATTACTCTGTGCGTTCTTTACCGCAATTGGGCAGCGCAAGCACGGAGAAAAAGTTAGGATGAACTGGAATGCGGTTCCCGGTTCCAGAGGTCGCTGCAAGGTCAAGATTCGAAAATGGACAAGTACCAATGGAAACGAGATGCAGAGCAATGAGATTGCGCGATTTTACGAGCCGGAGGAAGGGCAGAAAACCGCGCCGCAGTGGAAGGCGGGGGATTTTTGATGGAACTCAGGCCCTATCAGGAAGAGGCAAAAACGGCAATCTTTACTCAGTGGGAAAGCGGAAATGCACGAACGCTGCTTGTGTTACCCACCGGATGCGGCAAGACGATTGTCTTCGCAAAAGTAACAGAAGAATGTGTCCGAGAAGGCGAACGAGTGCTTATCTTAGCACATCGAGGAGAACTTTTGCAACAGGCGGCGGATAAGATTGCCAAGACTACTGGATTGTTCTGCGCAACGGAAAAAGCGGAACAGTCCTGTCTGGGAAGCTGGTTTCGGGTGGTGGTTGGCTCTGTCCAGACCATGATGCGGGAAAGCAGACTGCGGCAGTTTGATAAAGAGTACTTCGATACGATTATTATTGATGAAGCGCATCACTGTATTACGGACAGCTACCAAAATATCTTGAACCATTTTGATAAGGCAAAGGTATTAGGAGTAACGGCAACCCCGGATCGTGGGGATATGAAAAATCTTGGTTCGGTCTTTCAGACTCTTGCCTATGAATACACGTTGCAGAAAGCGATTAAAGAGGGATACTTATCACCAATTCGGGCGCAGACGATTCCGCTACGATTGGATTTAAGTGGGGTGGGAATTCAGGGAGGCGACTTTAAAACAGCGGATCTTGGCAGCGCACTTGACCCCTATCTGTATCAGATTGCAGATGAGATGACAAAATACTGTGTGGGGCGAAAAATCGTTGTCTTTCTGCCCCTTGTGAAAACCAGTCAGAAATTCCGGGATATTTTGGAGGAAAAAGGATTTCGTGCAGTGGAAGTAAACGGGGAGAGCAAGAACCGTGCAGAAATTCTCAAAGGATTTGAAGAGGGGCTATATGATGTACTTTGTAATTCCATGCTTCTAACCGAAGGATGGGATTGCCCGAATGTGGACTGTATTGTTGTGCTTCGTCCAACTAAGGTGCGCGCTCTGTATGCGCAGATGGTAGGACGAGGAACCAGGCTGTATCCGGGAAAGAAATATTTGTTGCTGCTGGATTTTTTGTGGCATACCGAACGGCACGAACTGTGCCATCCGGCGCATCTGATCTGCGAGAATGATGAAGTGGCGGAAAGGATGACAAAAAATCTGGAAGAGTCTGGAATGGCGGTTGATTTAGAGGAAGCGGAGCGCACTGCATCACAGGATGTGATTGCGCAGCGTGAAGAGTCCCTAGCAAACCAGTTGAGAGAGATGAAAAATCGCAAGGGAAAACTGGTAGACCCCTTGCAGTTTGAACTGTCCATCCAGGCAGAAGATTTATCCAACTATGTCCCTGCGTTTGGCTGGGAAATGGGACCAGCAAGCGCGAAGCAGTTGGCGAGCCTTGAGCGGCTGGGAATTTCTTCTGACCGAATTGAAAATGCGGGGAAAGCGGCAAAATTGTTAAACAGGCTGGAGAAACGCAGGAGGGAAGGCTTAACTACACCGAAACAGATTCGATTCTTAGAAAGCAAGGGATTTAATCATGTTGGCACATGGCAGTTTGGCACAGCAAAAAATATGATTGACCGGATCGCGGCAAATGGCTGGATGGTTCCCTCTTCCATCCAACCCGCAGAATATATTCCTTCACCGGGTGAAGGTAGAGAGCTTACATGGTAGAACATAAATATAATCTGTTAGAACTGCTGCCCTATATCCATCCGTCAGAACTGGAATACCAGCAATGGCTTGGGATTGGAATGGCACTGAAGGAAGAGGGGTATCTTTTAGAGGACTGGGATCGTTGGAGTAAGGCAGATAAACGATATCGGCGCGGAGAATGTGCGCGAAAATGGGCATCCTTTCGCGGTGCTGCCACCCCAGTTACTGCAGGGACAATTGTAAAGCTGGCGCGGCAGAATGGCTGGCGACCATCGAATATTGGCGGGGAAATTGACTGGGAGGGAACAATTGGTTCGAAAAGTTCCGTGGAAAATGGCAGCAAAAAATCTTGTGAGAAGATTGTGGAACCGGAGGACTGGAAACCCGTGGATGAGCTGATCCGCTATCTGGAAACATTGTTTGTCCCATCGGATTATGTGGGCTATGTGACAGAAACATGGAAGCAGGAAGATGGAACCTATAAACCGACAAAGGGGAGTTGTGACCGGACAGCGGGGCAATTGATTCAGTCATTAAAAAAATGCAGGGGAGATATTGGGGCAGTACTGGGGGATTACCGAAAAGAAGCGGGGGCATGGATTCGTTTTAATCCGCTGGATGGCAAAGGGATAAGGAACGAAAATGTCACGGAATATCGATATGCCTTAGTGGAGTCGGACAAAGAAGAAATCGACAAGCAGAATGCTATCCTGCGCCGTTTAGAACTCCCCATTGCCGTATTGGTACACAGTGGAAACAAAAGTTTGCACGCCATTGTGCATATCGATGCGGAAAACTATGCAGAGTACGAAAGACGAGTGAAATATCTCTATGGCATTTGCAAAAAGAACGGTCTGGATGTGGATACACAGAATAAAAATCCTTCCAGAATGAGCCGAATGCCAGGAATTGTAAGGAATGGACACAAGCAGTTTCTGGTGGCGGTCAATATCGGAAAACGTTCATGGACGGAGTGGGAAGCGTGGATGGAAGAGAGAGAGGATGATCTTCCGGACACAGAGAATCTGGCAGAAGAATGGGATAATCTGCCAGATCTAGCACCACCGTTGATTGATGGTGTTCTGCGGCAGGGACATAAGCTCTTACTTGCGGGACCATCCAAGGCGGGCAAATCCTTCGCGCTGATTGAGATGTGCATTGCCATTGCAGAGGGACGCAGATGGCTTTCCTGGCAATGCAATCAGGGAAAGGTATTGTATGTCAACTTGGAACTTGACCGTGCCTCCTGTTTGCATCGGTTTGCGGATGTATATAACGCATTGGGTTTAAAACCTAGAAGTCTTGCAAATATCGATGTCTGGAACTTGCGCGGGAAATCCGTTCCCATGGATAAACTTGCACCAAAACTTATCCGCAGGGCACTCAAAAAAGAGTATATCGCTGTGATTTTAGACCCTATTTATAAGGTGATCACCGGGGACGAGAACAGCGCGAACCAGATGGCGGAATTTTGTAATCAGTTTGACAAAGTATGCACGGAACTTGGCTGTGCGGTAATCTATTGTCACCACCATTCAAAAGGGGGACAAAGTGGAAAGAAATCCATGGATCGAGCTTCCGGTTCTGGAGTGTTTGCACGCGATCCGGACGCGCTGCTTGACTTGATTGAACTGGAAGTAACCGAAGATCTTCAAAAGCAGGAAGATAATAAAGCGGTATGCAAAGCCTGTCAAAAATATCTGGACGCACAGGAAAAAAACTGGAGAGAAGAGGTTTCCCAGGATACCTTGTACAGTGCGTCACAGATGCAAGAATATTGTAAGAAAAAGCTATCCCCAGAGCAGATGGGGGAGCTTGGAAAATTGGTCTTTCAGGCGAAGAAGCAAACAAAGACCAAGACAGCATGGAGAGTGGAGGGGACGCTGCGCGAGTTCCCCAAATTTGAGCCAGTGAATCTATGGTTCGATTACCCAATCCATCGCGTGGACAAAAGCGGAATTTTAATGGATTCTACCCCGGATGGAGAGGGGAAATCGTATAAAGCGGCAAAGAAGAAAACGCCGGAAGAAAAGAAGACCGAGAAGAATGAAGAGTTAAGAAAAGCCTTTGAAGCGAGTGATCTGAACAATGAAGGAAAAGTGAAACTTTCTGATATCAGTGAGTATATGAGCGTTTCGGTCAATACGATTAAAAAATATGTGGACGAATCCAAGGAATTTCGCAGAGAGAATGGCATGGTAGTCAAGGCACCAACAGAAGATTTGGGTTCCTGATTACGGATAAGTGCCAAAAAGGAGAGTCAAGAAGCAACAGTAGAGTTGCTATCTGACCATAAAAAGAGTCAGGTATCAAAGAGGTTGGTACTTGATGGGAGTCAAGAGTCAATAGTAGAGTTGGTCTTGACCGTAAAAAGAGTCAAGTATCAAAAAGGTTGGTACTTGATGGGAGTCAAGGAGCAACAGTAGAGTTGCTGCCTTGACCGTAAAAAATGTCAAGTGTCACATGGAGAGGTTGACACTTTGACCATAAAAAAATGTCAGGTATCAAATAGAGATTTTGGTACGTTGACCATAGGTATCAAAAATAGGTGTCAAGTGTCAAAAAGTAGATTTGACAGTTGACACTAGGTGTCAAAAACAGGTGTCAGGTGTCAAAAAAGTAAATTTGATACCTTGCTATCAAGCGGGATGTGAGGTGTCAAAAAAGGGGGTGTCAAATACCTCTCTTAAGAGAGAGGTATTTGACACACATCCCATTTTGACCCCACACCTCTAAGCGAAAATTGACAGGGAAAATTGACACCTGTAAAAAAAAGGGAAAAAGGATGGAGTTTGATGAAAACTGAATTCTTTATGAGCATGGTTCCCCCATCCTGCACATACCAGGAAAAGCAAGTAAGCGTGGTAAAGGGAAAGCCTGTGTTTTATATGCCAGCAGAGTTGAAAGTGGCAAAGCAAAAACTGGAAGCGCATTTGGGGCGGCATATTCCAGAAAAGGAATATTGTGGAGCTGTGCGGTTGATTGTGCGCTGGCTATTCCCACGGGGAACGCATCGGGATGGCGAATACAAGACGAGTCGGCCGGACACAGACAATCTTCAGAAGATGCTCAAGGATACCATGACGGAGCTGCACTACTGGAAGGATGATGCACTGGTAGTATCGGAGCTGGTGGAAAAGTTTTGGGCGGAGCATCCGGGGATCTATATCAGGATTGAGGAGTTGGGATGATTACAGTAAATCAGGTGGAATGGATTTTTGACCGGACGAGGGATTTTATGGTGCATTGGGTGGAACATCCCCCGACAAATGATGCGGAATGGCAGCAGCTTATGGAACAGGTGCATGACCTGATGAAACGGGGGAGGGAACATCCGTTGCTAATGGGAGTCATGGTGAAAGTCCTGGGATGCATTGGTGCAGAAGGAGAATAGTCCGATATGGGAATTCCCATATCGGAAGGAGGATATGGAAAATGTCAATGATTTCACAGCAAATAAAAGAGATTAAAGCGTGTGCTTACGCGCACGAAGCAAGCGGGGACGCTATACTTGGTACAGCAAGCATCTTGTATCAAGCTGCCGACACCATAGAATCCCTCTCCGAAAAACTGCAAGCGGCGAATATGGAGCTGGCAGCGGAGGATTGCGGCGGATGGATTCCGTGTAAGGACAGAATACCGGAAGAAAATAAAGATGTGCTTGTAAAACGCCAAAACGGAAAAGTAGAACTTGCATTTCGCAATGGAAAAAATTATTATTCAACGTCAACTGGAGATTATGTATGTACTGATGCACTTGAATGGTGTCCAATACCATGAGCCTTGACAAATCTATCGCCCACGGCAAAGAACACCGCAAGCCATATCGCGGTGCAAAAGCCATAGACCACAACAGCCGGAATCATGGTAGCTGTGGGCGGTGCAAGGGAAGATAGGCAGATAACTATATTTGATTATCTGGAAACAATATCAACTTAAATTTAGTACAATCCTCCTGAATCTGCACACGTGGGGTTTAGGGGGATAAGAAAGGAAACAGTATGAGTAAAAATAATCCAGTTGGTAATATTCCTGCAAAAATGCCAATATTAAACCGTATGAAAAATGCTGTAATGAAAATCTATTTGGAGTTGTCGGAAGAAGAAATGAAATCTCTTCAATCCGAAATACAGTCTGTCACAGAAACGAACTGCGATTACAAGATATACGATATTGCGAAAATGTTGAAAGACTGTGTTGATACGGCTGTTAATGGGATTTAGGGGGATTGCGGACAGAAATTGAACTGGGAATAATGAAATCGGCGAGTTATGGGCGATGGAATAGTGATTGGAGGGCGATTATGGGATTGAGCATTGCAGAGCAGGAAACCACCATAAGCTTTATGAGAGATAGTGATATCTGCATAGTTTATACGTCTGACAGTACCGTCATGACGAAACTGGATAAGCTGGCAGAAAGCGAAAAGGCTCCACATTGGAAACTGAAAGAAGAACACAGGCTACAGGGAGGTGAGTTAGTTGGAAAAACATATGAAACGCATAAAAGGCTAATTTCCTTTCGAGCGGATATTACCACAAGGGACCTGACGGACGAGCAGAAAGAAGCCGCCGCGGAACGCATGAAAGAATGGCGGGAGAAAAAGAAACAGGCATAGGGATAGCGGAGGTGTTAGATTAGGGGATAGAAATGGACGGGCAAATGATACCTAATCAAAAGTAAAAAAGATTGGAGGATATAATGGAAACTAAGAAAGCGATTGAATGGTTAAGGGCAATAAGCGCAACGCAAAAGGATAGTCTGCATGGAAACAGCCTCGCAGATAGAAAAGAAGCACTATATGTTGCTATGTACAAGCTAAGGAAAGAAATTCCGAATAAACCTCATATTTTCACAGACCATGACAGGTTTGATAAAAATGGATGCCCTAAATGCTATGAGGATAAAGGGCGGAACGAGATTTTATATGCAGGACAGAAATATTGTTCTGTGTGCGGACAGGCTATTGATTGGAGCAGGGATGATAGAGGCGAGAAATGAGTAAATCTATTTTAGTAGTTAGCACACCAGAGAACTGCCATTATTGCCAATTTTGTACAATGGAGGGCAGCTACTGCGAGGCCATAAGCGGAAGAATATGCAGAGGAGAAGCAGAAAGAAGACCTCATTGGTGTCCACCCATCGATATGCCAGAGGAAATTTCGATAAAGCATTTAGAAGAGGCGTTGAAACGCGATAACACGGTAGAGCGGGCAGAAGTTCGGGAAAAGAGAATCCAAAAGATGGCAATGATTCAAGAACTAAAGGATAAAATAAATAAGGATCTAAGCGCACCGGGAATTAGGGAGATTATTGATGGCTTGTCGGAAACAGAGGCGAAAGACCTTTTGAAGGATGTACTTATCAGGGGGAATGAAGGATAATCGTATGAAAAAAAAGAAAGGGGTGCAATATGACAGGTACTTACATAGACAAATGGTCTATCCTGCAAAACTGGGAAGAGATCCGTTTGCAGGTAAAAAAGGGATTGCAGCGG